ATAACGACCTTGTCGAATAGACCTTCTTGAACTTTTATAAAAGCCCATTTAAAGCATCTTCATAAGTAGCAACTGAATAAATTGCATAATGTGCTGAGGGGTTACATCGGCTTCGGTCATGAAGCGTTTTTGCACCTCCAAAATAGCGTTTTGAAATTCTTTACTATTCAGAATTTCGGCTTTGATTTTTTGATCCGTACTGCCGAGGTTGAATTTCTGATCGAGTAACTGAAGTTCGCGAGCCATTTTTTCTATCCCGAATCCTTCAACACCGATGAAGGCCTTAGGGTCACCCTTCATATCAACGTTGAATCGTTTGCGTTGGGTATCCATAGCAGATAAGGCGGATTTACTTTCGGCCGTAGCTTTAAGGGATTCGATAATAGCGTTATAACCGGCAGAGTCAAGCAAAGGATTTTTAGCAAGGACTTGAGCCTGTAAGCCTGCAAGAGCAGATTGGGCTTGAGTCTTAACTACGTTTGCATTGATAGCGGATATTTGCGACTGCATAAGGCGAGCATTTGAGAACATCTCAATAGGATTGATGGCCATCCGTTGATAGTCAACCTTTCCGAAATCAGGAGTTTTAGTAGGAGCGGTCTGGTTACCAGGGTTACCCTGACCATAGATCAAATTGGGATTAAGACCCGCCTCCTGGAATCTAGACATCTGATTTTTGGGAGAGTTGTATTCGTTTTGCTCCCGTTGGTAGCGTTCACTTGCTTCCGTCTGGTAGCGGGCTAGTTCCATGTTATATTCATGTTGCCTTTTACCAAAGAATGCATTCGACGCGAAACCGGCCAGACCTTGGGCGCCGGCCAGTATTGCAGAACCTTGAAAGGGTGTTAGCGGCATAGCTAGACAGTGACAGATTTAGCCGCCTCCTGAGTTGTTTTCAGGTTTTCTGATTTTTCAAAGATGATTTCCGCGATAGCGATACGCATACGTTCTTCAGTGCGTAACATGTTGACAAGAGCAGCGAGCATATCGAGGTCTTTCTCGATTAGCTTTTTGAAGTCCTCGGGGGACATTGGAGGAACTTGGGCACCTTGTGCCGGGGTTCCAGTTTTTGAGTAATTTTTCATGACACAAGTATAAGAAATACGTTGGTGTCAATTAGCATAGTATATCAAGTATTTACTATGCTTAGACCGGATTGGGAATCCAGTCTCATTTTAGCGCGCTTCGGAGGCCTCGCGCTTTATTTTTAATCAGTCGTTACCCCCTCCGGGAGGTTATTGCCCTTCGGGTTTTTGAGTGAATGTCTCATTTTATCCCTAGTCGGGCTAATTGTTTTGCGAGACGTTGTTCGCGGCTCCATTGTTTAGTCCTTTGGTTCATCCTCCTTTTACTCCCACTTTGTTTCGCACAAGGTCGGATACATCCCAGTCCAGTATTTTTTTTGGAGCCCTCGCCACGCCTCGCCCGGCTGACAAGTCATCCGGGCGAGGCGTGGAGTTGTGAGAGACATATAAAAAAAGCCCCCAGATGGGGGCTTTCAATTTTTAGACTTCCATAGATTTTGGCGGAGCCTCTTTTTTGAGAGCTTCTTCATCCGCCTTTTTCTTTACGCGTTTGACGTACGTTTTATGAGCCTCTTTAATATGCTCAATGTGTTCGGCTTGTTCGGTTAGATCAGAATCCCTGATTTTTTCCAAGTCACCGAAGCGGGTTTCGTAAGTTCCCTCCTTTTCAATAGGTAAAGCTTCCTTACGAGTGAACCGCCTGATGATTTCAGCAAGAGATAGAGATTGATCCGGAACAGTAATCACTTTGCAACCAACAAAAGATTGTCCCTTGACAATAACTTTTGGATATAATGTTAATGTACCCATGATTTACAAAGTTGGGGTTCCGAAGTAAGGCAGAGCACGAATAACAGAAACGTTGTTGTGAATGTAGCACCAGAAGTTGTCCGTACCAGACACAGCAAAGATTCTATCCTGAATCGCGTCATCGAAGTTCACAAACACATCACCAAGAGTAGGGGCAGACGCGAAGGTTCGCGCAAGTGTCCAGAAGAGTAAGGTGTCTCTAAAGTCACCATGATTAGAGGTATAAGCTTGTTTCCAATCGGCGTAGCGTGACTGATAACCGAATAAAGGTGTAAGCCCATCGGTTTCAGTAAGAGTGGCGGCACTACAATAGAGTTCCCACTTTTCGACACGCTGTTCACCAAGTTTGGCGAACGTAGGCCAAGGATAATCTAAGAAACTAGGCCTTTTGAACATACGGGGAAGTCCCTGATAGTACGAAGGTTTTGACATGATGGACATGATACCAACGACAAAACCATGTTCTTGACAGTAATAATTAAAGCGGTTTGTGTTTCCGTAGGTGACACCATGACCCGCCATATTACCCGCCGGGATAGTTTCGTCAGCCTCGTTTTGAGAGAAGGCCGTGTTAACCACTTCGGAGATTTTAACGGGGATACGACCGCCGCCAATAAATTCAGCGCGTTGCAGACGCGAATCCTGCGGCTTCACTGCAAAGTGAGCCTGAATAGATTCGGTATAGCGTGAGCCGGCAACGGCATTCCTTTCAAGCCATTCCTGAAGGCGGACGGCAGACCGAAGATCGTTTATAGACACGTCAGAAGAGGTCAGGGTTACCTCGTCTATATTCTCGAGACGAAGGTCGACAGGGTCAGCCCCGCCAGTGCCGTGAAGATCACCGGTATCGGCTTCCAAGTTAGTAGTAGCCAAGGCGCCAGTATCAGACCTCTTAACAAGTGAGGTCGCCAGATAGGTAGCAGAACCAGTACCCGACAACGGCATAAGCACCTCGACACCGCGTTGAGTAAAAGGTAGAGCAGCAGTAAAATATTCTTTCATCCAATCGCGGACATGAATCTGGATAATGGCGGGTTGATCCGAAGAGAGGTCACCAGACGCAAAAGGGAAAAGTAAACCGCCTTGACCATCATCGATATAGTTACGGTCTCTATAGTAATCCTCCCAAACCTTTTGATAAGCCAGATACGGCATAGCGTCAATAGTAAGGTCCGCATAATTGGCCGAAGTTTCGCCAGCAAGAGGTAAGACGGGGACACCGAGATAGTCGCTAAGGGAAGATTTTGCAAAGGCATCATCTTGGTCGATCATAAGCTCCATATCCAAGAAAGGGGGGACGGGAGCAGTCATCGGATCGACACCAACACCTAGTCGGCCGCCTGTAATGAACTCTTCCCAGTCCGACCACAGCAAGCGATTAGGAACGAAGAAGAAGTGAACATAGAGGATAATGGAATCGTAAATGGGAGCCAAGAGAGGGGCCAGACGAAGTAACACCTCCGAAGAGCCGGAGAACTTGTCACCCGGGATAGCTTCCTGCATTAAGATTGGTGTTAATCGACCCATACGAGTCGATAGTTTTTTTTCATGAGATAGATCGAAGCGCGATTTTCCCGGCTTCCGAAGTTCTACCATAGAATTTCCTTTGTACATAACTTTAGATAGTTAATGATTGACGTGATTTATCCTTGATAGAGGCAGCAAGTTTGCGCAGCTGCAATTCCCGGTACTCCATGGGATTTTTCATCCGAGGATTTTTTTTACCGATACGTAGCAGCTCCGCGCGTAAGGATTCTAGCGCGGCTCTTTGGTCTCGATTCGCGATACGAACGCGATCGATTTTAGAAAAGATTTTTTCTTTGTAGAAACGGGGAAGGTGTCTTTTGGCACCGTCTACCAACATGTAATTCTTTCGACCAGATTTGTGCCATTCCTTCATAGCAACAGTGAGGTATTGAGTCCCGATACCGGGACGTCTTGACATGATGGCAAAGGGTTTTTCCCGTTTGTTTTTCATAGTCCAGTGCTTTGAATTGATAACATACTTACAGCAGTAGCCACAAGAGGCAAGAGTAATTTGTCCGATGTGAACAGTCCCTTTATCCCACGTTTGACGTATAACGCGCTCGGGTACGTTGCCGAATAACAGTACATGATAATGGGGCCTATAAGTTTGTGATCCGTATTCACCTACAGCATAGTATCGGAATCGATAGCCTTGTTTCCGAACGCGCTTAAACCATTTTTGCAGGTCGGCTTTTACAAGCTGAGAAATACCACCCCTCCAAGTAAGGTGAGGGGTAGCATAGGTAAGAGTTACGAAGCAACTAGCTTCTGAATGTTTCCATTCTACAATGAGTCGAGATACCCAATCACTTCTTCTTGTAGCGAGACAGAAGGCACATTTTCCACAGGGAACAGTGACATCTGATTTACTGAGATAGCGTGGGTTGATGCACTCCATGTTTTAGAGTTTAATACCTCCGCGGGACATGGTGTAAGTACCGATTCTTTTACCGCGGCCACGACCTCTTTTGTGCGAGGAGCGACCCTTTGAGCGAGAGTTTTTCTTGCCATATCTCATTTTTTTCTACGTTTAAGTTTACGAACAAATTTTCGGGTTAAGCGTTTCGAACGCGGAAACCACCTCGAAGATGAATAACGACCTTGTCGAATAGACCTTCTTGAACTTTTATAAAAGCCCATTTAAAGCATCTTCATAAGTAGCAACTGAATAAATTGCATAATGTGCTGAGGGGTTACATCGGCTTCGGTCATG